CAATATACAGGAAAGGCGGTGAATAAGACCAATGGCAGAAACAACCATCCAGGATGGTATTAAAAGGGTTGCAAAGAAGCAGAAAGATGTCGATGGTTTCATCGGAATTTCCAGTAAGTTTGCGGTGCTGAACAGGTTAACGACCCGAGATTTGAATAACAACAGAAACGCTCCCACATTCTCGCTGTACTCCAAGGATGATATTACTACATATTTATCTAATCCGTACACATACGAGAAACAGCTTCGCAGAGCGGTTACATATATCTATGGTGCAAGCTCCCATTTCAGGCGTTTGATTCAATATTTCGTCGGACTGTCTGACCTATGTTATATTGTTGAGCCATACAGAATCGACCCCAAGAAGGCAAATATCAAAACGGTTAACAACAACTATCGTAAGGTGCTGAATATGCTCACCTCTATGAGCGTTAAGACACAGTTCCCCAAAATTCTGACAGTTGTGCTCCGTGAGGACACATTCTTCGGAACGCTGTGGGTTACCAACGATAACATCACTATTCAGCAACTACCGAGTGAATACTGTGCGGTGTCTTCGATTGAAGGCAATGTACTTAATGTTACATTTGACTTCTCCTATTTCGACTCCCACAACAATATGCTCGACTTCTATCCGGCTGAATTTAAGACCAAATATAATACCTACAAGAATCAGCGTATGTCCAAATGGATTGAACTTGATGCGCCGACTTCGTTCGCAATCAAGTGCAATACCGACATTCTTGACTACTCTATCCCTCCTTTCGCGGGGATTTTGCGTGAGATTTATGACATTGAAGACTTAAATGTGAAAACAAATAGGTCGGCATATTGGAAACGATATGCAACAACGATTCCCTTAATTGCTGGGAACCCCTTAGAGCCTTATAAACTACAACATAGCGTTGAAATATACGCAGGTGTGAATGTTTGAAAATTATAAGGATTGGGCAATCAGCAGCCAAGCCTCGAACAGAGGAAGGTTCAACGACTATCCTGACAAGGAGTAGGTTGCAAGCGCAACCGAAATAGGGAACCCTAAACTGCTATATGCGGCAAGGTGAAGATATAGTCTGCGCTCCATAGAAATATGGAGGAACGCCTTAGTGCGTCGGACGGAGTAGCGACCCGGTTGTTATGCAAATTGAACTTTGTGAAAGGTGGTGAACAAATGGGCAATCTTTGGAGTGTATACATACACACTAATAAACAGAATTGCAAAAAGTATGTCGGAATTACATCCCAAACACCAGAAGACCGATGGCTTAACGGTCACGGGTACGACCATAGATTAAAGTTTGGTCGAGCTATCGCAAAATATGGTTGGGATGGGTTTGAGCATGAGGTCGTGTATACAGGACTTTCGGAAGTTGAAGCCAAAAAGATTGAATGTGATTTAATTAGTAGGTTTTCAACGCAAGATGATAGATACGGCTATAATATGACGAGCGGTGGCGACGGTGTATGTGGGTTCAAACATACGGATATTGCAAAGCAAAAGATGTCCATTTGTAAAGCAGGAAGTAGTCACCCGAATTACAACAAGCATCTTAACGAAAGTACAAGAACTAAAATAGCAAAACGCCTCAAAGGAAATCAAAATGCAACAGGTAGCATTCGCTCATGTGAAACCAAGGAGCGTATGGCGTCTGTAAAAAAGAAACCCGTTGCTATGTCTGCAGGCGGCGTGCTTATGAGGGTCTTTGATTCGGCACTTGACGCTCAAGAAGAAACAGGAATAAGCAGAAAGAATATTTCTGCGTGCTGCCTTGGACAGCGAAAATCCGCAGGCGGATATAATTGGAAATTTGCATAACACTTCTAAACATTACGGATAAACAATTAAAACTCACAAAGACTGCCCTTGAAAACTATGCAATGTTAGCGATGACTTTGCCTATGGAAGACGACGGCAGTTGGGGTATTGACTTGGATAAGGCAAAAGAGTTCTGGAGAAATCTTGATGCTGTGTTGCCGGAGGAGGTTGGTTCTGTGTTAACGCCAATGCCTCTGAACAAGATTAGCTTTGAGCGTTCCAACACCGGAGATACCAACACTATCGCTGATGCTGAACAGAACTTATTCACTGCAGCCGGTGTTTCCTCTTTGTTATTCAATAACGAGAAGGCATCTGCTAACGCACTGTTGTTATCCATCAAAGCCGACCAAGCTATTACCTATGGCATTATCAAAAGTATTGAGGATGTCATCAATAGATTTATCCAGTCCCAGAGCTATGGCAAGAACTTCAAGGTGAACTTCCTTGATGTGTCTGCGTATAACCGCAAGGAAGCCGGAGAGGCTTACTTGAAGGCTGCTTCATACGGACTGCCTACTATCTCTATGTATGCAGCGTCCCAGGGACTTGGACAAGCAGAGCTTGATGGTATGAGCTTCCTTGAGACCCAGGTTCTTGGTTTACAAGATTTGTTCCGTCCGATTCAGAGTTCTACTCAAATGAGCGGAAATAACTTGGACAGCAACGCAGCTACTGACGAAGGCGGCGCACCTACAAAAGATGCAGGTGAGCTAACCGATAGCGGCGAGCAGTCGTCTGAACAGAAAGATGACTGGGGTTAATTAGATTTTCACGGGAAGGAGGCGCTTATGGAAAATACATATTCCGTCTACTGTCACCGTAATTTGGTGAACGGAAAAGTATATGTTGGCAAGGCGAAAAACATCGCCAAACGATGGGGACATAACGGCAATGGTTATGTCACAAATAAAGATACAATTTTCGCTAATGCTATCCGAAAATACGGATGGTCTGCGTTTGAGCACATCATTATCGCCGATTGTCTAACTAACGAGATGGCGTGCGCTCTTGAATCATATCTCATTGATTTATGGCGTACTAACATTAGCAAATACGGCAGCACATATGGCTACAATATGACCGATGGCGGCGAAGGTACCGCAGGAATTAGTAGCGGGTGCAAAAGTGTATTTTGTATCGAAACTGGCGAGTTGTATCCGAGTGTTACTGAAGCCGCAACATTACATAACATAAGCGTCACTGCACTTACTGCTGTTTGCAGAGGTCGGAGGTCATTCATTCGTGGATTGCACTGGCGATATGCAACAGAAGAAGATATTGAGAATTATAGGACTAACGGCAATCCAGTTCGTTCTGACGCTGAGCGTCAAGCAATCATTGACTGTGCATACAACCGTGCTCAAGAGATAATTCGCATAGGTAGATATGTAAACAGTAATAAGCCAGTTCTATGTCTTGAGTTGAACATCTTACTACCCTCAATTAACGCCGCTGCATTGTTTGCAAAAGTTGATATGCGAGAGGTATCAAAATCCGTGAATGACCATAAGCGCGGTGTATCCACACCGGCAGGCGGGTACCATTGGCGATTTGTAAATGATGCCGAGATTCGTAATCACACTATTCAACAAACAGGAGGATGCGTAATGCAAGGTAAATTCATTTATGTGTTCGATACGAACGCACGAGACAAGCTGTTGTCTGCGAACTATCAGTTGTTAAAGGCTGACGAACAACAGAATATTTTTGTGTTTGAGAATAAAGAGACACATACATTCGCCGCAAGTGATGCGGAGGATTTCACTTTTGTCCTTTCGGACACTCTCACATTCTGATACACATCATCACGCCTCGCACGACTGTGCGGGGCTTTATTTATAGGAGGTTAGGATGGATAAGGTCTTGAATATGACATACGCATCATCTCTAACCAACCTGTGCGAAGTCAACTCTTCGTTTGATACAGGCATCTTGCGTATTTGCTATACCGGCGATAACCGTAATGGTTCGCACATTTCTAAAAAGGCAATTAAGAAGAGCCTGCAAACAATTTACAACTGCCCTATTGTCTGCAACTACGACAGAGAGACTGACACGCTTGGCGGTCACGATATGGAAGTTGTGCGTGATGAGAACGGTGGATTGCACATCGTCAATGTCACACAACCTGTAGGCGTAATCCCCGAGTCCAGCAAGGTCTGGTTCGAGGAGTACGAGGAGGAAGACGGCACAGTACACGAATATCTGTACGCTGAAGCACTGCTCTGGAAGAGACAAGAGGCTTACCGAAAAATTCAGAAAGACGGCATCACCGCACACTCTATGGAGATTACGGTCAAAGACGGCAAGATGGTAGACGGTGTCTACCACATTAACGACTTTGAGTTTACCGCTTTTGCTTTAATCGGTGTCGAACCTTGCTTTGAGGGTTCTGCCCTTGAGATGTTCTCCAAGCAAGACTTCAAGCAGCAACTTTCTGAGATGATGCAGGACTTAAAGGAAAGTTTCAAACAGGTCAACACCTCTCCCGAGGTTGACAATACACACCCACAAAACTATTCGATGGAAGGAGGAGAAAGGGTATTGGAAGATAAGATGGAATTGATTGCCAAGTACGGCATCGATATCGAGTCTCTGGATTTCTCTATTGATGATTTTACCGTAGAGGAATTAACTGAAAAGTTCGAGGCTATGAAGGCTGCGTCCGGCGAAGGTGACCCTGCGCCTGAAGCGACTGCAGACCCCGCTCCCGCAGAGGACAAGTTTGCCCTTACAAGCAATATTATCGACGAGCTCTACCGAGTTCTCGGTGAAGTGAAGATTGAGCGCGAATGGGGCGAATGCACCCGCTATTGGTATGTCGACTGCGACTTTGAACTCAATGAGGTCTATTGTTGGGACTCCAGCGATTGGCTCCTCTATGGTTTCACTTATGCTGTTGACGGCGATAGCATCACTATCGATTTCGATAGCAAGAAGCGCAAGAAATATGTAATCGCTGACTTCGATGAAGGCGAACAGCCTTCTCCCTTCGCACCTGTGTTTGCCGATATGGAGCAGAAACTTCACGACAGTGCAGAGTGGGAGGCAAAATACCAGACTGCCTCCGACACGATTGCGTCTATGGAAACAGAGCTTGGCGAGCTTCGCCAGTTTAAGACTGACACCGAAACCGCCATTGCAAAGGGCGAAAGGGATGAGGTCTTCGCTCAGTTCGAGGACTTAGTCGGTGTCGAGGCTTTCGAGACTCTCCGTGAAAATTGTATGGAATACGATATCGAGACTCTCGAAGAGAAGTGCTATGCCATTCGTGGGAGAAATGGCGGCGCGGCAAAGTTTGCTCTTGAAAATAAAACTCCCAAAATCAAGGTCGAAAAGACCGATGTGTCCAATGAGCCTTACGGCGGCATCTTCGCCAAGTATGGCATTGGCGCTGACAACTAATCTATAGGAGGAATACATAATGAACGCTGTTGTAAGAACTGATAAGATGTTCGCTACTGACAACCGTGCAGGTCTCGTGTCTGTGCGTTATCAGCCCGGCGACACTATGACTGCCATCGACAACGGTAATGTTGTCAAGATTGGCGCCCTCGAGGAAGGTTCCCGCGAGGTTTATAAGGGCGTTACCCCTGCTGCTGACGATGCTATCAAGGACATCGTGTTAATCGCTTCTCCCGAAGTGATGTACGACGAGCGCAAGCGTAACCTGGACGAGTTCCAGAATGCCGAAGGTGCTATTGCACGCGGCTATCATCTGCACACAAACGACATTTTCAGTGTGACTAAGGAAGCTTTGACTGGCGACGAGCCTGCTGTTGGCAAGGTTGTTGAGCTGGCTGCTGGCACTAAGCTGAATGTCGCTGCTTCTGCTACTGGCACCTTAGTGGGTACCATCATCGACATCAATGTCGTTGGTCGTTACACCTACTATGTGATTCAGGTAGCGTAATCTCAGAGAAAGGTGGTAAAGAATAATGGCTGATATGAAAGAAATTGTAAAGCTCGCTATCGACGCTTACAAGGGTCATGTTGAGAAGTATTCTGTGGGTCAGTCCCAGGAAGCTCTCCGTCAGGCTCTTGTTGAAGCTAACGGCGGCAGCACAAAGCTTGACTATAAGGCAATCCGTGACGGCAAGTGCAACGGTCTCTTTGCTTTAATCGAAGAGATTCTGAGCCGCACTGTTGTCGAAGGTCTTACCGGCGACGAGTTCTTCAATGCTCTCGTTGACTTCCGTAATGTTGCTGAGGGTGACCAGAACATCTTCATCGTTGAGGACAGCAATCTGTTCGTTATCGACGATGTTGCTAACGGTACTCAGGGCATCCGTCGTCAGAGACTCGGCGGTTCTAACGAGGTCTCTATCCCCACTACTATGAAGATGGTTCGTATCTACGAGGAGCTCAACCGCGTCCTTGCTGGTCGCGTTGACTTCAACCACTTCATCAATGTTGTGGCTGAGTCCTTCCGTCAGAAGATGCTCAACGACATCTACACTCTGTGGAGTGGCGCTACTGCCGACGACCTCGGTGGCGTAGCTTATTTCCCCGCTGCTGGTTCCTACAACGAGGACGAGCTGCTTGAGCTCATCTCTCATGTTGAGGCTGCTGCTGGCGGCAAGACTGCAACTATCGTTGGTACCAAGAAGGCTCTCCGTGCCCTCAAGGATGCTATCGATGGCGATGTTGTTAAGAACGACCTCTATAACCTCGGTTATGTTGGTAAGTTCTACGGCACTCCCGTTGTTGCAACTCCCAACCGTCACAAGGTTGGCACTACCGACTTCGTGTTCGCTGATGATGTGCTGACTATCATCGCTGGCGATGACAAGCCCATCAAGTTCGTTTACGAGGGTGACCCCATTGTTCTGATGGGCGACCCGATGCAGAACGCTGACTTCACTCAGGAATACCTGTACGGTGAGAAGTACGGTCTGGGTATCGTGCTGGCTGGCGGTAACGCTGGTATCGGTCGCTACCAGACTGCGTAATCGCGTCCAATAACCGCAAGCGGGGCTCTTAACCGAGCCCCGCTATTTTGAATAAAAGGAGATATGACAATGCCTAATAATACAACCAAAAAGACCGCAACACCTGCGGCAGAAACTACTGTAACAACAGAGAAGGCTACAAAGCCTATGATTCCCAAGGATATTGACCCCAATCAAATCATCATTGTTCTGAACGGCTTCCAGGGCAAGCTCGTTTATGAGAGCCCTCGTACTCACGAAGTGTACCGTTGGGACGCTTTTGGTGATGAGCAGGAAATCGAGTTGCGCGAGTTGCGTAACGCAAAGAGTTCCGCCAAGAAGTTCTTTATGAACAACTGGTTTATGTTCCGTGAAGAGGACGCCTGGGTTATTGACTATCTCGGTCTTAACCAGTATTACAAGAACGCCCTTAATCTGGAAGAGTTCGACGAGCTGTTCACAAAGTCTGCTTCTGAAATTGAGAAGGTCATTTCCAAGCTGTCTGCTGGACAGAAGAAGTCTGTTGCTTACAGAGCAAGACAGTTGGTTCTCGAAGGAGAAATCGACTCCAACAAGGCAATCGCCGCACTTGAGAAGTCTCTTGGTATCGAACTGATTGAAAGATAAGGAGGCTGACAGATGAGCGTTCCTTATGATTTATTCACGGGAGCCTTTTTGTCTAAAATCTCCGAGTTTGATTTTATTCAACTTGCCGAGGAAGACAGAACGGCTATCGTTGATGGATATATGAAACGAGCTCTCAGTGCTTTCCGAAAGAATTGCAAACACGACCTCTTTACAACCGGTGACGATACTGCAAGAGTTTTTGCGGTTGATATTCCTGAAGCGGATATCGACGAGCTTGCAGACATTGTTTCCGAAGGTATGCTTGTGCAGTGGCTCAAGCCATTCGTGTATAAGCAGGAGCTTTTGGAAAATGTACTGAACACAAAAGATTTCACCACATATTCCCCCGCCGAGTTGCTGATGCGTGTCGGGAACGCATATAGCAAGGCGCAGAAAGACTATACCCAAAAGATTCGTGAGTATAGCTTCAACCACGGGGACTTGACGGATTTACATCTATGATGGTTGAAACTACGGCTGGAATGCCGATTGATGCAGAGGTTCTTCATAACTATTTCAGAAATCTCGTAAATCATTTCTTTAAGATTCTCCCGATACGAGAGCAGAATGAGGAATCCCTGACTACATATATGCAGAGCCTGCAGGCAGAGCTTCTTGGTTGCAAGGGGCTTGTGAGCGCCATTCAGAATGACGCATCATATCTTACCTTGCTTTCAATTCTGCAGTATTTAATTGACAACCCAGAATGCACAGTAAGAGAAGTTAAGCGTGAAGTGTTCCGTGCTATCTCTATCTGTAACAAACTCAAAGCGCAGTACGCGAGTAAGTGAGGTGTTGTAGATGGGCGTATGGGATACATATGAGAGCAGAATCTCTGCTCGTGGTGGCACCAAACGCGGCGCCGCTTTAAGACGCGAAACCAGGATGGTTGGAACCAAAGTTAAGGATAACTTATCGTACCAAACAGTCACGATTGATGATGTTGCTCAAGAAGTTGCTGTTATCAATTCCGATAACCTCAATGAAAAGACAATCATTGCGTTGCCCGGTGAAGACATTGGACACGGCAGTCTTGTTTATTGGATGGACAACTATTGGCTCATCACCGAGCGGGATGCTAATACAACGGTATACACTCGTGCGAAAATGATGCAATGTAATCATCTGCTTAAGTGGGTGTCGGATGATAACACGATTCACGAGCAATGGTGCATTATCGAAGACGGTACAAAGTATCTGACCGGTGAATACGAAGACAGAAACTTCGTTGTCACTCGTGGTGACTCTCGTATTGCTATGACAATCGCTCGTAACGAGCACACTGTCAAATTTGACCGAGAGTGTAGGTTCTTAATCGACGACCCAGAGTCTGACCATAAACTCGCCTATCTTCTGACTAAGCCGTTAAAACTCGGCGCTACTTTCAACAGCAAAGGCGTGTTCAAGTTTGTCTTACAGGAAGTTACGGCGACAGACGATGACAACCACGAACTGGGCATTGCTGATTACTATAAGCATTTCCCGAAGACAACTGTCGTGGACGGAAATGAGCCTACAGAACCCGATGATACTGGAAAGAAGGTGTGGTTATAATTGCAACTCCAAGAATTCTTTGATTACAAGAATCAGTTGATGGAAGACTTGCTCACAAGTGAGTCCATCGTTCGACTTTTGGATGACGATATTTCTATGGATGATGCAGGAAAACTCGCCTACAAAAATGTGTTCCCTTGCGAATATGTGCCTGAAACGGTACAGGACGGCAAGACATTCATCTGTTTCGATGTAGACATTCAACAGTCAGTTAATAAAACCTATCTTTTACCCACGCTCTATGTGTGGGTGTTTACTCATAGGAGCAAACTTCGTCTTCCCAACGGTGGTGGTGTGAGGACGGATAAGATGTGCTCCGAAATTTGCAAGGCGATTAACGGTAGTAGAAAGTACGGTCTCGGCGAGCTTGACCTTTACTCCGTAAAGAGATTCGCACCGATGACTGACTATCAGGGCAAGGTGCTGACTTTCTATGCGAAGGATTTCAACCGCGTGTATGACCCGCACAAGGCTACACCGACCAATCGCAAGAGGGGCTAATGTCCACTCTGAATTTGCTTTATCAAAAGCGGTATGTGATAAACGACTTCATTAGTATCGTCATCCCGACAGTCGGTGAAATCATCGACAATGAGGATGCGTATTACAATCTTGTCTCCGTCCTGACGGCAATGCCGATTGACCTTATGGTTCAGTTGGAGGATGCAGGCATCGACTTTACATCGATAAATGAATACGAGCTATTCTTGCTAATGTTTGCCGGATTTAAGTCACAAGACACAAGTTTGATTTTTGGAGACTTGGATTTATCCAAATTCAAGATAGCTGTGAATGAGGAGAACGGCACAGTCGTTCTGCTCGACGAGGAGCACGACATCAAAATAGACCGTGCTATTCACGGTCAAATAGCTGGAGTCTTGCGAAAAATTCACCACCTCGAAAAGAATCGCCGCAAGCCTGCTAATGATGAAGCAAAACAATTTATGCTCAAACGAGCTCGTGACAAAATGAAGCGTCGTAAGAACCGCAAAGAAGACTCACAGCTCGAGTCGCTCATAGTCGCAATGGTCAACACAGAACAGTACAAATATGATTTTGAGGGGACAAGAGAACTCTCTATTTATCAGTTTAACGAAAGTGTTCGACAGGTAATCAAGAAGGTCGACTATGACAACAGAATGTACGGTGTTTACACCGGCACAATCAACGCAAAGGAGTTGAGCCAAGACGACTTGAATTGGCTTACTCACAAATAACGATATAGGAGGAAAGCGTGTATGAATATCAATGATATCACTATTACCAGCCTTGAGACTATCACCGCGTTTGATATTGTCACTGGTAATTATAAATTCACTCTGGATGAGCTTCAGAACGCTACTGTTGCTCAGTCTCAGGAGTCCACTGAAATCACTGGTAAGGCAGGTCGCAAGCTCGCTACCTTAAAGCGTAACAAGGCTGTTACTATCAGCGGTACTAACGGTCTCGTTTCCGGTGGTCTGCTTGAGATGCAGACTGGTGGTACTTTCGAGAACAAGGCAACTGAGGTTCTCTGGACTGACTACCTGACTGTTACTGGCG